TAATGTATATATGTGGACTCATGGTATGCCCTCCGGTTGTTTGCTTACCGCTAGTTTTAATACTCTTCTCAACCAATTTTATTTTTATTATGCCTGGGATGAGCTTGCTCCTCCCAAATTTAGAGGATTTAGATCCTATCTTGACCATGTTAGAGCCAATTTTCAAGGCGATGACAATGTATTAGGTGTTTCAGATGAAGCTATTGTTTTTTATAATCATCATACCCTCCAAAGTTGCTTTGCACGAAAGAAATTAATTTATACTGATGCTCTCAAAACTGGAGCAGATATGCCAAAATTCCTTAGATTTGATCAGATTTCTTACCTTAAACGCTCCCCTATTTTTGCTAATTCTTATGATTTTGAAAGTCCTAGATGGGTTTGGGGTTTAGATCAAGATGTTATTCGTGAAATGCCCAACTGGGTGTCCCATTCTGATACACAAAAACGCCTCATTCCTCAAGTTGTTGATGATTGTCTTAGAGAGTCGTCCATTTGGGGCGAAGAATTTTTTAATGAAAACTGTGATAAACTCCGTATAGCTTGTAGACAACACCGTATTCCTTTCCATTCCGATGGTTTTATTCGCACTCGTCAATTCGTCCTTTCAGGCGAATATCAACCTTTTTGTTAACACTCCAGGGTGAATGGGGCCATTTCTAAATCAGACATATGGAAATGGCAGCAAAGCCTGAATCACCACAAATTTATTTGTTAGAGAGAGAAGATTCGTTTTCTATTGATCAGTGTGTGCTCTCTTCTGGTTTTATTTTAAAGGCTACTGATCTGTCTGCGCTAGGTTAGAGACTAATTATACTCTTTCCGTCTGCGTTATTGTATTTAATTGCCGATATGTTATCTAATGCTGCTGCTCGCGCTGTTTCAGGCGCAACAAACTCCTTAATCGGAGATATTGAATCCGCTATTTCAATTGATCCCTCAACCCAAAATCCCTCATCTGTCAGTTCCACTGCGTCGACCTTTCTTGGGGTCCGGGACGAGACCATTTCATCTCAGTCTTTCATCCAGTTTCGTTCCGAGACTGACACAATTGAGGCTATTGTTAATACAACTCTTCCAGACTCTGTTAGCGATAATAGGTTTGACATTAAGCGTATACTCGGAAATCCGCGTATTCTTATGCAGGGAAATCTTTCTGGCGAGTATCAAATCGCTGCTAACAATTCCTTCGACTTTGGTTACACCTTCTTCAACAAAACCCCTGTTAGAGACGTAGTTAAAAACTTTGTAGGTATGACGTTCACTATGTGTGTAGATGTTAAAATTTCAACCGACCCTTATCAATCTGGTATGTGGTATTTAGTTTTTATCCCCCCTGGCTATTCTAGTCGCACCCGTATTTTTGATTTAGATACCACCACCAATACTCATTTTAAAGTTTTAACCTGTTGTGAGTTCCTCCCTCATGTAGAAATAGATATTCAAGAAAATCCAACTGGTTTATTAAAAGTTAAGTTTTATTTCCCTGTTAATTATTATGAAGTCCCTACTTTAGCCAAAGCCAATACTCTTGGTCAGTTTGCCTTACTTTCTTCTGTTGCTGGATTACAACTTAGTGGTAGTCCAGAATTCACTATATTAGGTTGGTTGGAAGATGTTGATTTAAGATTTCCTGGTGACTCTGATACTGTCACTCCTGCTCTCAGTCGTTCCAAAAGAATAGTCCCTGATGATCCTCCTCCACTTGATTCTGACCAGATTGAAGATCCTCCACTCCCAACTCCTGTTAGTGTGCCTTCTGCACTCTCTGCCGCTTCTAGATATTTTCGCGCCCAATCTCAAGGACCTGA